TATCAAGCTAGTTTTGCTATAAGAAATAATGGTTCTCTTTTTGCTTTTGGAAATGCCACTACTACTAGATTAGGGGACGGTACTACTGTAAACAAGTCAAGTCCTGTTCAACTTTATTCTACTTCTTCTTTTGCTATGGTAGGAGGAGATTTTGAAAGAGCTGTAGGATTAACTGTGGATGGAACTTTAATACTATGGGGGGACAATGCAAGCGGACAATTGTTAAATGGTGCAACAGGAGGAGCTGGCACAGGGGTAACAAGACCAATAATACAATTTCCTAGTAAGATTGCAAACGGAACTTGGAATCAAGTTTCGGCAGGCTCCGCACACAGTGTTGCGTTAGACTCTAATAATTACTTATATGGTTGGGGACACCCTGTTGCGGCTGACCCTGTTAGATTTGCTTCTTGGTCGCAAGTTAGTATGGGTATATGGACTTGGACAGCAATACGAAGTGATGGAAAATTATTTGGTTCAGGAGAAGGATATACAGCAGTCGGATCTGGAACTATAATACAAGTAGGCCCAGATACTTGGTCTAAAGTATCTAATGATGGCTATGGAAATCATATAGGTATTAAAACAGATGGAAGTCTTTGGACATGGGCAGGTAATTTAACATCTCTTACTAATCATAGACCCGGGGAGTCCTGGGTCTTTGCCACAAATCGTGTTGGCATAAATATGGCAATTCGAACTGACGGTGCTCTATTTACTTGGGGTAGCAATTTTTACGGGCAACTTGGTCAAAACACTGCAAACGTATCAGTCACTACTCCTGTTCAAGTAGGTACAAATTCTTGGGTATTTGCAGTCACCAATGGGGCTGTGGGAGACGCAGTTGCTGCACTACGTTCAGATGGTAAAATATTTTGTTGGGGCAGAAATAACCTTGGTCAGTTAGGCGATAATACAACAATAAATCGTTCTAGCCCTGTGCAGATTACTGGAACAAACACATGGGCAAATACTGGAACTCCTCTAACTGGAACAGAAAGAGCATTTTTTGCTATAGCATCTTCAAATGGAGCCATCTGGAAGTGGGGAGGGAGTGACTCTTACTTAGGATTAACAGTATCTTCGCCTGTTCTATTGAATAGTTCTTCTTGGATTCATGTTGCCGGGGGAGACTCATCATTATTACATATACGATATGATGGAAAATTATTTGGAACCGGAAGAAATGATGGAGGACAATTAGGGGGAGGAGATACTGCAACTCCAAAAGATACTCAAGAAGTAATAGGGGGAGGTTCTTGGACTCAAATATCTTTGTTTAAAGGCTCAAGCTCAGGTATTAAATCTGATGGAAGCATTTATAATTGGGGATCTGGTGCTCTTAATAGAATTACTATGGGAGAAGGTACTACTGAAGGCAGGTCTAGTCCTACTCAGCTCGGATTTGATACTAATTTTATTAAATCTCCAACTCAAATTGGATCCACTCAATGGAAGAAAATTTCTGCTGGATCAAATTATACCTTGGGAGTTCAATCAAATAATATACTTTATGCTTGGGGCGCTAACTACTTCAGAGCTATGGGAGTCCCCTTAGTACGAAACACTCCAACTTCTTTAGGTTATTATGGAGTGAACGCAACCGCAGGACTTAATCATGCGGCTTTATTGGTAACTAGTAATACAAATTAGGATATTTTTATGCATGAAATTGATCAAATGTTGCAATTACAATTGCAAGGAAAACAAAAAGAAGCAAGAGCACTTTCTGATAAACTTGAAAATATTGGGCCAGAAAAAATATTAGATCCCAAAGGGCAAAATACAGAAGATATTTGGTTAAGACATTGTTTTAATCGAGGGTGGTTTTTATTGCAAGATGGAGATTATCAAGCCGGATGCAAATTATTAGAATCTGGAAGATTTTTAAGTGTTTACGGCAGCTCTCCGCTTAAGACAAACGCTCCAATCTACAATCCAGAAAAACATGAATTAAAAGGCAGATCAATTATTATCTCTCTAGAAGGCGGTTATGGCGATGAAATAATTCATGCTCGATTTGCTACAAGTTATAAAAAATTAGGAGCTGCAAAAGTTTATATTGCTTGTGCTCCAGAACTTCTTTCTGTGCTGTCTCGTATAGAAGGAGTGGACAAAACTATACTTCGTAGTGAAACTCATACAGTACAGCACGATTATTGGGTGCCAGGATTTAGTGCAGGATGGGTTGCAGGTCATACCTTTTCTAACTTTCCAGGCAAACCGTACATGCAACCATTGACACAATCAGTAGAAATATGGAAAAATTTAATTTCTTCTGATAAAATTAAAGTTGGAATAAGATGGGCAGGAAATCCTAAATTTGAGCATCAACAATTTAGAAAATTTCCAGAAAATTTTATAACAAATTTAGCTCAGTACAAAGAGTTACAACTTTATAGTCTACAAAGAGATCATAATTTAATACAACTTCCAGAAAATATTATAGATTTACAGCATTTCTTATTAAGCTGGGAAGATACTATGGCTGCAATAGCCAATCTAGATCTAGTAATTACATCTTGCACTAGTATTGCACATTTATCTGCTGCTATGGGTAAAGAAACTTGGGTTATTGTTCCCATACTTCCTTATCATACTTGGACAGCAGGATCGCCAGAAGGAAAAACTAGTCCTTACTATGAAAGCGTTACATTATATCGTCAAGTTGAAACAGGTAAGTGGAACTTAACGTTTCAATCGCTATATACTGATTTAGAAAAGAAGTTTAATTTAACTTCTTTAAATCTTCCAAACGAAGACAAAGTATTTAAAAAACTAAATCTAGGCTGCGGAACTATGAAAATAGATGGATTTATCAATGTTGATAAGTCTTCACTAGTAAATCCAGATGAAGTTGTAAATTTAAATTCATTTCCTTGGAAGTGGGCAGATAAAGAATTTGGGCACATTGTAGCAAAAGATATTTTAGAGCATATAGAAGGAAATTTTATCGATATAATAAAAGAAATGTATAGAATTAGTGATAATAGCGCAATTTTACTAGCTTTCGAAGAAGATATTGATATACAAGTGTGTGATGTAATGTTTGAATACACTCAGCCTTTTATGGAAAAAATTAAAAATAAAACTATTACTGAAGAAGAATTGCAATTTTCACTTAATCATTTAAATAATGTTGCACATTCTGTAAAAGTATTGATACAGGTACATAAACCAGGTAGAATTGACTCGAAAGAATTACAGCAAGCGTTGGCATCATGAAGTCATTGTTTTTTAACTACGAGTGCAATATAGCTCAAACTTATATTATTCGATTGCAAAATAATGCTACTTCTTTACGACTTGCAGAAAGATGTGCAAATTCTTGCAAGACTGTAAATCAATCATACGAATTTTGGGATGCATATGACGGTAGTGGAGAAACTATTATTGTTCCAGCACATCACAATGCAATCATGAACTTAATTAAAATTACGGATCATTACTGCACTCAAGGAGAAGTGGCAACTGCATTGTCTCATATTTCTCTATGGGCACAGTGTGCTTTAATAGATAAACCAATTTTAATTTTAGAACACGACGCAATAATGGAAAAAACTTATTCATCTCATTTAGTCTATAACTCAATAGGATATTTAGGCGGATCTGAGCAAAAGTTTAAAAATTGGCCTATATATGCCACTCCTCCACATGCTAGCGAAGGTCCAAACTATCATTTTATTTGTAGAGCACATGCATATTCCATAGACCCCGCTGTGGCTAAAAATTTGCTTAGTTATGTAATTAAATATGGAATTACGGCCCCGCTTGATATTATGATGAGAGCAGATATTTTTTCTTTTCATCAAATGGATTTATATGCTTATGATTTATCAGAGCATAATAATACAACAATATTAAATAGACCTTTGGAGGGTAGAACAACTAAACGAAATGATAAGTTAGAATGGTAAGTTTTATTCCTAAGATAGTACACATAACGTGGAAGTCAAAAAATTTATTTGATTTAACATCAATATTTTTAGATAATTGTATTAATAACGTATTAAATTTAGCTGAAGATTGGAGTTGTATACTATACGATGATTATGATATTGAAACATATTTATTAGAAAATTTAGACGGGCAAGATTATAGTTTACTAAAAAATAAACATATTATAGAAAAATGCGATGTGTGGAGACTCATAAAGCTGTATAATGAAGGAGGTTTATATACTGATATCGATAGACTCTGCAATATATCGTTAAATAGTATTATAGACGTAAATACTAAACTTGTTCTCCCTACCTGTCAAGATTTAGATTTTTCTCAAGACTTTATGTTAAGTGCCCCAAAAAACCCTATATTTCTAAAAACATTAGAATTAAATTTAAAAAGAAGATACGAAGGCTGCAATAATATGTATTTTTTGGGAGCACAAACTTACTTACACGGTATTATGCTAGCACTATTCGGAGAAATCCTACCACAAAAAGAAGAAAATATCATAAGTATGAGGAATATTTTACAAACTTGGGATTTTATTCAAACTTATAGAGAAGACCCTCCTTATAATACAATTTTATATAGACCAACTTTATCTCAAGTTTCTTTTGATCACGAAACAGAAAAAAGAAAATTTTATGCTAGTCAAAATGTGAGGCACTGGACCAATGAGTGGTAACTTATTTCAACTAAATTCTTATGCTAAAAGATTATTTATCGTAGATAACTTTTATTCAAATCCAGATGAAGTTAGAAAATTTGCTTTACAACAAGAATTTAAAACAGATTTAAGATGGTATAAAGGATTACGAACTATTGAAGTTTTTCGACCTAGTGAAATTAAAAGCTCTTTTGAAAAAATTTTAGGACAGCCAATACAAAACTGGGACTACTATGGATCTAACGGAGTATTTCAAATTACTACTGCTGAAGATCCTCAAGTTTACCACTATGATACACAAAAGTGGGCTGCTATGATTTATTTAAATCCTGATGCTCCTCTACAAAGCGGTACACGATTGCATTCTTCAAAAATAAATGGAGTACGTTCTTCGATTGAACCCACAGAACTAGTTAACCAAACATTTTCTGGCGGATTTTATGATTCGACAAAATTTAATCTTGTAGATTCTGCTGGAAACGTGTATAATAGACTAGTTATAATGGATGCTAATTGCATACATTCTGCGGGTCCGTATTTTGGAAATTCTCCAGAAACGGGAAGACTTACTCACTTATTTTTCTTCGATTAATATGAAATACAAATTTAGTATAATTACACCAGAGCATGATGTTAAAAATATTGAGTACCTATTAGAGTTGTATAATTCTATTTGTGCTCAAACTTACGATAATTGGGAATGGGTACTTTATTTAAACAATGGAGCGTCAACAGATTTTGTTCCAGAAGAAATTGCATCAAATCCAAAAGTTTCTATTCAGATGCAATTTTATTATAATAAAAAAATTGGATCAATTAAACATTATGCTTTCAAAAAAGCAACTGGAGACATTTTAGTTGAAGTTGATCACGATGATTTAATTACTCCAGATTGTTTGGAAAAGTTAAATGAAGCTTTTCAAGATCAAGAAATTGGATTTGTTTACAGTGATTCTGCTGTATTACACATGCAAAATCAATTTGTTCCTTATGATACTAGGTATGGATGGACATATAGAAAATTTGATTGGAAAGGACAATCATTATTTGCAATGAATAGTTTTGAGCCTACAAGTCAAGCTATGTCTTATATATGGTATGCCCCTGATCATGTAAGAGCTTGGCGTAAGTCAGTTTATAATGAAATTGGAGGGCATAATAAAGAGTTAGATATATGCGACGATCATGAGCTTGTAATTCGAACTTATCTTGCAAGTAAAATGAAACATATACCAGAAGTGTTATACATCTATAGAGTTACGGGCAACAATACTTGGTTAAATCGAAATCAAGCAATTCAAGATACGACAAAACAGTTATTTAAAACATATGCACAAAGTTTAGCAGAAAGAGAAGCAGATTTAAGAGGGCTTTTAAAAGTAGATATAGGTGGAGGACTAAATCCTTACCCAGGATACTTTACAATTGATTTGCGACAAAATTCTAATATAGTTCATGATTTAAATAATGGAATTCCTCTTCCAGACAATTCAGTGGGAGTATTAAATGCTAGTCATATACTTGAACATTTGCACGATAAGACAAAGATTATGTCAGAAATTCATAGAGTATTGGCTCACGGAGGCTGGGCCTTTATAGAAATTCCTAGCACTGACGGTAGAGGAGCTTTTCAAGATCCAACTCATGTAAGTTATTGGAATGAAAATAGCTTTCTATATTATACAGATAAGTATTTAGCGGATTTTATTGACAATACTTCTATAAAATTTATGGAATTTAGAAAAGATACTTATTTTCCAAATGAGTGGATGAAAAATTTAAATGTTTGTGTAACGACTGCTTGGCTTGTTGCTCACAAAGACGGTCCAAGATTACCTCATACACTAAATATTTAGTCTTCGATATAAAAAAGATGGTCACCGATACGAGAGACAAAAAACTTTTTACGAAAAAATGAGTTTCTTTTCTTTTTTATACTATGAAAATAGTAGGTATTATGAGGTAAATTAGTAAAAGTATAAGGATATACCTTTAAGGAAATACGCGCAAGGCGTACCGCCTCAATCCAGCTTAAATAATCCTCTGGATAGTCTGATTTACCGTCACAATACCATGAAAATTGACATCGATTTCGCACTGGATTGGAATATCGATGCAATCCTTGGTAAACAACGGAACATACATCGTTAGGAAACAGCTCGCTGTGTGCTCTATGAAGCACAACTTCAGCCACTGCAAGTTTACCTTGCAGTGGCTGATTACGAGCCTCCCAGTATATTGCAAGAGCGAGACACGTTTCCGCAATCATTATTTAAAAATATCCTGCCAGTTGCCTGAAGTGCTTGCTCGAGCATATTCGGTCGAGCGATTTTCGAAGAAGTTTGTATGCTCAACAGCATTGAGCATATAATCTAGCCATGGAAGTGGATTGCTTCGACTATGAAAAATCTTTTTCAATCCAAGTCCTAGCAATCTTCGATCTGCAATATATCGAATATATTCTTTTACTTCGTTTGCCGTCAGCTCGGGGACGGTGCAGCTTTCAAATACAGTATCAATAAATGCATCTTCAAGCTCTACTACTCGTTCTGCTGCGCAGTAGATTTCATACTTTAATTTATCGTTCCAAATCTCAGGATTTTCACGAATAAACTCTCGAAATAGCCGACTCATGCCTTCGACATGCAATGTTTCGTCGCGAACAGACCAAGTAATAATCTGACCCATACCTTTCATTAGATTATGTCGAGGATAATTTAACAAAATAGCAAAACTGCTAAAAAGTTGAACTCCTTCGGTAAATCCGCTGTAAACTGCAAGAGTTTTTGCAATATTCATGGGATCTGACATATTAAAGTTTGTCAGATACTCGTGCTTATCCGCCATTGCCTTGATATTTGCAAACATTTGAAACTCAGTTTCATCAAATTCTAGCGTATCGACTAGCAAAGCGTATGCTTCTTGATGAACTGCTTCCATACCAGCAAAAGCTGCAAGCATCATGCGTACTTCTGGCTTTTTAAACGTAGGCAAATAGTGTTTTGCATACCCACAACATACATCTACGTCTGCCTGCGTAAAAAATCGAAAGATTTGCGACAACAACTTTTTGTTATCTACATCAAGCTTTGTGCGAAAGTCCTTTAGATCGTCAGCCAAAGGAACTTCATCAGGCAGCCAATGCATGTGCTGTTGAGTTTTGTAAAACTCAAACGCCCACGGGTACTCAAACGGTTTGTAATAATTTCTTTCATTAAGTAGACTCACTTCTTTTCTCCTTTACACACCGGGCATAGTACAACTACTGACATGCCATTTTCAAACTTTTGCAAAATTTTTCCAGTTCCATTACATCGCCAGCATACATCACATCTTTGGCGTTCTCGAATTCGTTGTGTTCGACTCATAATCACCCTTCACAAGCTAGGCAAGCATTTTCATCATTAAAGTCGAAAATGTACTCGCGCAGCTTCTCATCCGAAACTACTTCGGCACGCTTGATCGCTTCGCTTCGGCAATAATAAAGTGTTTTTACTCCACGCTTCCAAGCCATCATATGAATGTTATGCAACTCTTGCTTTGATACGTTTGCGGGAAAGAACAGATTTAGAGATTGTGATTGGCAGATATACTGCTGACGATCCGCTGCCAACTCTACAATCCATCGTTGATCAATTTCAACCGCAGTCTTAAATACATCTTTAGTATAGTCATCTAAAAAGTCAAGATGCTGCACACTTCCATTATGTGTTACAATTGATTTCCAGACTTCCTCTGTATTCATTCCGATTTCTTCGAGAATAAATTCGAGATACTCGTTTTTAAGTAGCGAGGTGCCTGACTTAGTTTTTTGACTAAATGCATTAGCACGATAAGGCTCAATAGAGGGACTAGTATTGCCACATATAATGCTACTGCTAGCATTAGGAGCAATAGCGAGAAGATGAGCATTACGAACTCCGGCAGCGTGTCCGTCGGGGCAAGGTCCTCTAACCACTGCAAGATTCCTAGATTCTTCAAGTGCTTTAGCTTTGATATGGCTGAACATACGCATGTTGATAGATTTTGCCATTGCACTTTCAAGTGGTATATTATGTCTTTGTAGGTAAGCATGAAATCCCATTCCTCCCAAACCTATGCTGCGCTCTCGCATTGCGCTATACTTAGCTCTTGCAAGCTGAGATGGAGCACTGTCAATAAAATAAGTCAATACATTGTCAAGCATACGAACCAAATCCGCAATAAAATGCGGATGATCTTTCCACTCATCAAATTCTTCCAAATTTACGCTTGAAAGACAACACACCGCGGTACGTTCTTCATTTGTCGGAAGTGTAATTTCTGAGCAAAGATTTGAATGATGCACACGAAGTCCAAGTTTCTTTTGGTATTCGGGCAGTGCATCGTTTACAGTGTCTTCAAACATGATGTAAGGTTCACCAGTCTCGACACGATTTTGTATTAATTTTACCCAAAGTGCTCTTGCCGACGCAATCTTTTTAATCTCTTTGCTATTCGGATCGATGAGCGGCCAGCTATCGTCAAATCCTGGAATCAGTGTAGCTTTTTCGATAATTTCCATAAAACTATTTGGAATTACTACAGCATGATGAAGATTTGTTGATTTGCGGTTAATATCTCCGCCTGTCGGTTTTCGCACATCTAGAAACTCTTCAATTTCTGGATGAGACATATGCAAATACGCCGCATAGCTACCCCGACGAGTTACTCCTTGAGCAAATGCCAGCATTTCCGAGTCTACTACTTTAAGAAACGGAATTACTCCAGTAGATTCACTGCCGTTTGACGTTTTTGAGCCGACACTTCGCACTCGCGACCAGCTTCCGCCGACCCCGCCGCCGACTGACGAAAGCCAAGCATTTTCAGTGTAATGATCTGTAATTCCTTCTCGACTATCGGGAACATAATTTAAAAAACAAGAAATTGGCAGTCCTCGTGCAGAACCACCATTTGACAACACCGGCGTGCTGTACATAAACCACAGACGAGACGCGTAGTCATACAGTCTTTGTGCATGTTCATCATCATCTGCAAAAGCCATTGCAGCTCGAGCAAAAGCTTCCTGCGGTCCACTTTCTCCTGGTAGAAGATATCGATCTTCTAGCGTCTTTTTTCCGAACTCTGACAGTAGTCGGTCACGTCCTTGATTAATCGAAATCGGCATGTGCTAGATACTCCCTGACCATGTGATTCATTGAATTCACATTTTCTGAACCTATGGCTTCTTCACAAAAGGTAAGAAGATCCATAAGATTTAAATTTAGTAATATTCTTTCAGCATTTTCATTTAGAGCTTGAATATGCTTATATTTGCTTGCAATAGGGCAAGCATCGTATAGATCCAATGCTGAGCCATACTCTGAAATAAGAGTAGAAGCTCGCTTAGGTCCGATGCCGGGAATACCTGCAATATTATCTCCCGTATCGCCTACAAGTGCCTTCCACGACACATAATTTTCTCGAGTCACATCGTAAGGCCAGTTTTCTACTGTAATTTCTTTACGAGTTACATATGAAAATCGAGAAACATTTTCCGAAACTAGACAATCCCAGTCTTTATCTGATGAAATCAGCCAAATATGATTTACATTATAACTTTTGCTGTTTTTTACAAGATAAGCTGCAATATCATCAGCCTCTACACCTTTATACCGAAGAATCGGATACTTATTCATAAACTGAAGAGTACGCTCGTATTCTTCAAAAAATTTCTCAAAAGCTTCTTTTTCTTCTGGTGTTTGCTGATCGGCTTTATCTTTTCTATTTTGCTTATACTCTGGATACATCGCTTTACGATAAGTGCTACTACCAAAGTCTGCCGCGATCAATACTTTTGAGCAATCATATGACTTTGCAAGAGATTCTACAGTTCTAAGATACTCTTCTTTGAACTCCAGTCGTCCTTGATGTTTCCATCGAAATGCAAGGTTCATAGAGTCAACGATCATTAGATTATTGCCACTCGGTCCGCTCATAAGAGACGAAAAATTAGTTGCCATTTATAAATACCGGTTTTTCCATTGTGAGCCAATCTTCACTAAGCATAGTATAGCAAAAAAGAGCACTAATGTAAAGATAATTATTTACGTTTGTAGGTTTTTCCTCCGTTGCAACAAATATCTTTGAGCGATTGTACTTGAAAAATAACAAAGGCTCTTGATTCTGAGAATCTGCTTGCTCTACAATTTTTGTCCACCATCTTATTAAATTGTTACTTTTATTAGTCAAAACTTTATCAGTAAGAGCAGATTCTTCATAAAACTTTACTTCTATACAAAATCTATTATTTCGATTTGGCACATATAAATCTCCTTTTAAATAGGAAAGAGCACCAGAAGCTGGTACTCTTTCAAAAGGAAGTTTAGTGTGCTCTCTTAATAAATCTCTTACAAGATATTCTCCTCTATTACCTTTATCTTTCGAGTCTACCATATTTATTAGTATTCTAAGAACGATACATTGTTCTTCTTGATCACATCGATCTTATTCAGCAGCGGGTGCGTCCAACCATGAGAAACTAAATAAGTATTGAGATCTTCTTCTTTAATTAGTACTTCAACCAGTTTTTCTCTTCCCTGCTCATCAAGCACATTAATCACTTCGTCTAGAAAAAGAATGTTAATTTTGGTCTTTGAAATACTACTCATTAGTTTACGAATTGCTAAAAGCGTTGCAGTATTTACTCTTGCAAGTTCTCCGCTTGATAAAGCTAAAATATCTACAACATTTCCATTGTCTGTAATTTCTACATTTAGCTTATCGCTGTTAATTACAAATTGAATCGTAAATCGTCCATCTGAAAGCTCTGCCAGATAATTATTTGTAAGTTCTTCGAGTTCTTTTACTAAGTTTTCAATTTTATATGCAAGTAGTCCATTAGTTGAAAATGCTTTTTTCAATACTTCTAAACTTGCTAATTTTTCTTGAATTACTCCTAACTTACTCGTAGTTTTCTCTAAATCTTCCTTAAATTTATTCGTTTGCTCAAGTATAATTTGAATTCGAGTATTATGCTTTTCTGCTTTTTGATTTTCTGCTGCAATTACTTTTATACTTTTTGAAATGCCTTCAATTTTAGCGGAAACTACTGCAAGTTCTTTTTGTAATTCATTTTCATCTAAGTATTCGGAAGGTATACTTCGATCAATTGAACGTAACAAATCCTCAAACTCTTTTTGCTTTTGAATCTTATGCTGATAAGCTTTGTTATTTTTATCTATGCTTAGTAGCTCTTCCTTCAGCACTGCAATTTTAAGTTTATTTTCAGTTACTATATCTTGATTCAACTGAATAATTTCAACATTTTTTTCTTGATCAATATCTTGTGTACAAGTTGGGCAGACCCCGCTCAGGCTTTCCATTTTTGTAATTACTTTTTGAGCAGCATTTAAAGCTGCCGTCGCTTGTCCTAGTTCATTTTGTACACTTTCTGTGCTTAGCAGTTCTGTTGCTGCAATATTATTAATACTAGTAATATCAATTTGAGAAAGTAAACTTTTAAATTGATTATTTTGTCTTATTTTTTTATTTGTATTTGTAATATTTGTGAGTTTATTTTTTAGCTCATTTGCTTCGTTTTCATACTCTACTGGTACTTCTGGCAGTTCTTGGATTGATAAAATCTGTATTCCTTCCTCCAGTTTATTATTTTTTAGCCAAGTAGTAATTGTATCTAAACTTCCGTTTAGTTGAGTTGATTCAGAGGACAACTCTTTTACTGCATCTTTGAAAACATCAAATAACTCAACATAATCCTCAAGACCTAACAGATCGATTAAAAACTTTTTTCTTACTGTATCAGTTGCTGTCAAAAACTGTAGACTACTATTTGTATTTTGATATACTAGCTGAGAAAATGTTTTGAAGTCAATGCCTAAAATATCTTCTTGAATAGTTTTAAAAGTATTTGTAGCTGTATGGCTTGATATATCCTCTCCATTTTTTAGTAGTCGAACTTTTACTGTAGCACCTTTTCTAGTAACTTCTATAGTATACTCGTCTTCATTTTTTACTAACTCTAAGTATATTTTATAAGAGTCACTCCCGTATCGATTAGCAAGATCGGCTTTTTTAACTCCTTTTGAATTTTTGTTATACAAAGCTTCTTCAATAATTAAAGGAATAGAAGACTTTCCAACTCCATTGGTTCCAACAATTTGAGTTAAAGTATGCTGATCTAACTCTAGTGTATTGCCTTCTCCATAAGAGAAGCAATTATCCCAAATTAGTTTTTTTAGTGTAATCATTAAAAGCACTCACAATTTTTGAAATCTTTTCGTTTGGAATTTCTAGAATATAAGTTAAATATTCTACTAACTCTTCCTCGATTGTCATATTTTTATTTAAATAGAGAGATGTTTCTGTTTGTCGTTTTACTACTTTTTTGTCTAGTAATTCTACATTTTTAACAGAAGAAAGTTCTGATAAATCTCCTTCCAACTCATATATTGTATGATCATAGTCTGTTGCAATCATTTCTTTTGGATTTGTTACAGTTACTCGTAATAATTGCGGTAACTTAAACCTAACCCAAGACCAGTCAAAATCGTCTTCTATTATTAATGCACCCGTTTCTACTTTACTTCTATGAAATGAAGTAGTCATTGGGGAGCCTGGGTACACTATATTTCTTTGAGAGTTTGAGTGAGAGTGTAAATCTCCTGCAAAAACTATAGGAAACTCTATTAATTTTTCTAGGTCTATTTCTGGCTTTACATGAGGAGGAATTTCTCCTCGTACATGAGTAAACAAAGGTAGTTTTTTATCTATCTTCGACTCCCATTCTTTACTATGTAGTTCACAGTATGGTAGAATACTAAATTTATCGTTTTTATAAATTTTATCTACAATTTTTACGTTTGTATTAATAGAAGCAGTTACGTTCTTCAAAGAACTAAAAAAAGTTTTCCCTTTTTTTGTTGCTTCGTGATTACCATCGTAAATGTAAGTAGGAATAGACACTCCTTTTATAAACTCAAAGTATAGATTCAATTCATCTAGCGTTGGCAAACGATCAAAAATATCCCCACCAATAATATGTAAATCTACTTCTTTTTCTAACTCTGCAATTTGCCCAAAAAATTCTAAGTATCTTTTTATGGCCCATAAAACTGGAACATTTTTCTGCCCTAGTTTAATGTGCCAGTCTGCTGTAAATAATATTCTCATTTAAATCTCTATGTTAGACTTAGCTATTAAAGACAGATAAAATTCCATCTACTGTATTACGTATTGTATGCTTGTTTATTACGTAATTATAATTATTTTCTATATTTTGTTCTATAAAATTTTTATCTTTCATTTCCAAGATATGGGTTACTAACTGTTTATTATCTATGTAGGTAAATCCATAATTACTTAATACTTTGGCACCGGCTATATATCTAGATGCCCATGAAGTTTTATTTAACATTGCTTCTAAAAGTACTAGCCCAAATCCTTCGACAGTAGAGTGCATTATATACATGTCACTTTCAAATAAAGCTGATAACATATCTTTTCGTTCTGTTAGTATAAAACTTTTAACATACTCTGTAGCCTCAGGCATTAAGTTACATCTGTTATCATACCCTGTTACCACTAAAGTAGTATCAGGTAGCTTTAATTCATTAAAAATATTTGCAAGATCAACATGATTTTTATTAGGCCAGTACCCTCCGCAAGATGATATCATAAATTTAGTTTTAATTTTATACTTTTCTTTAAACCCTGCCGTGCCTGTAGAATTAACTATGTTAATACCGTGTGGAACATAAATAGCTTTATGTTGAACGTTAAACTTATTAACAAAAGCATAGTCATCAAAAGTTGAACAACCTATATACGTAGCATTAGATATTCCTCTCATAAATGCTTCAGACTCGCTTGGTAATATAAGAAGAAACAGTATTGGAGATTTAATAATATGCGAATTATATAATACTAAATCTTGTATGGGTACATTTCCTCCATGAACAACTATTAAATCCCAATGTTTCAATAAAATATTAGGATCAGAAGTTAAAGAAACACCATTTAAATTACCTTTATGTTCTCCTGCAAATACAGTTACATTTATACCTCTGCTTAAAGTATTTTCTGCAATATCTCTTACATAATTTTCTGAACCTCCAGGGTAAGGAGGGTATCTGTGAACAACAAATAAAATATTTTTTATGCTAAACATATAATTTTTAGTACAGAGTTACAGGCGGGTTTCGGATTTCTATCATCAGTAATTCTTTCAATATTTTTAAAGCCATTATTTTCTAATAATTCTTTTAAACTATCAAAATTAAAAGCGTTAACGTGTCCCATTCCTGGTATTTTATACTCTCTTTCATTATGAAATCCTCCAAATAGATAAGACATAGCATTTTTCCAAGGATTATTTGTAGGATTTAACCAGGCTACATTAGCTTCTTTTTCCCAGTCGTTATATATAATTCTTTCAAAAATCCAGTATGCATCAGGAACTGTTACCTCAAAAACTGCTTGAGGTTTTAAAATTCTATGAACTTCTGTCAGTACTTTATCGATATCAAAAATATGTATATGCTCAATTACATCACACATATAGGCTTTATCAAAAGTTTTACTTTCAAAAGGGTAAGGTATATTCATCAAATCATGAATACAGTTTACCTGGGGCCAAGGGTATAGGTCCATTTTAATATCTGCATTTGCTCTAGGCCATGGGCCGGAGCCTATATCAATAATCATAAATTTTCTCTATGTCTAGCTTTATGTGATATTTTTTATAGCCATGTTTATACCATGCTCTAAACAAATTTTTGGTTTATAAAACGATAGCATTTTTGAAGGATTACAACATCTATACATAACACCTACTGGAGCTGTATTAATATACTTTATTTGAGGAGAGTATCCAATTTGCTGACAAATTATTTGTTGTAAAATATTAAAAGTTGTTGGAATTCCACTTCCTAAATTAACTGGACCTATTATATCATTGTTAATAGCCGTATCTACTGCATCTACAATATCTTGTATATGAATAAAGTCTCTTACTTGAGTACCGTCTCCCCAAATTTCAAAAGGGTCTAATTTTAGTTTTCCTCTCATAATGTATGCTGGAAAAGGGTAGTTTAAATCTTGATCCGTGCCATAGCCACTAAAGGGTCTAAATATATGCACTTTGATTTTAGCTTCTTCAAGATATTGTAAACAAAATTCTCCTGTTAACTTTGCCCACCCATAAGTCATATCTGGAGTAGAGCAATCTGAGAGATTAATATCTGACTCTTTTAATTTATATTTATCTTTGAAATTTTGTAATTTAATTGGATACGCAGCCGAAGAAGAAAAGTATACTACTCTAGTTGGTTTTACTTTTAAGCACCATTGAATAAATTCTGAATCAATGGAAAGATCATCTGCAACAGCTAAAGGATTATTTTCTATAGTTACTCTTCCTCCTACAATTGCCGCTAAATGAATTACTAAATCAATTTTTAAATCTAAATTTTTTTTGAAGAAATCTCTACAGTCATTTCCGTCTTTTAAGTCAACTCCTATTATTTCATGATCTATATACTTTTTAACAAAATATTTTCCTACAAATCCTTTATGACCAGTAATTAAAATTTTCATATTATAGCTCCGAGGCGTAAATAATATCGTTTATTCTATTAATATAAGTGTGATTATTTTTGATATTATTCATATGATGTAAAATTAAATTTTTAGTGGTAGGATTTTGTTGTAACTCTATAATATTATCGAATAAATCGCTAGAATTTTCAGCATAAGCGCAGTCTCCATTAAAAAATTCTTTTATAGCTAAAGAATTTGTAACTGGAATAGCCCCATAAGATGCATTTTTTATAGGCCTACATGCAATATAACCATTAGCAAGGTGATTGGCGGGTCTAATATCTAACGGTAACAATGAACTACAAACATATTCTCTAATTTTTTTTGTAGGCATCTGATTGTCGAAAGGATTATTGTATAAAAAAGGTATATTATGTTCTTCGCATTTTTTTATAAAACCTTCAAATAAAGGCCCATTGTCTTCTCTTATTGTTCCACAAAAAAAGGCTTGATTTTTTTGTTTAATAAATCTATCTTCAAAATTTATTTCATTAGGTAGAAGATCAGTTCCCCATATTGTATATAATCTATCGTAGTCATTTGAGGTCTCATAGAACGATACTTCGTTTAGACGATAATATTTACTGGGCTCAAAACTATAGTTGTAGTTTTTATCTTCTACTCCATTATTTCCCCAGCCATTTTTAGCATTAAATCTAAGATCAATTAATTTTCCAACTTTTCCTAAGTATAAATCTGCACCAGGATTTTGTTCTACTTTACCCTTATTGCCTAGATAGTGCACAAAATAAGTTGCAGTTTTATTAAGAGGCATATTATTGCTAGCTCCAAATGCAAATACTAACCATTGTTCGGTAATTACTATTGCATTATCAAAAAAAGAAGCATTAACATTGTCTCTGTTATCTAACCAGTATGTATCCCATCCTAAGTATTTTGCTGCTCTATAAAAGGCTTCATGAATAAATCCATGAGTGTGACCTGTATCTAGCTTTGCTCCCCAAATGATAATTTTATTATGCTTCATAACCTAATCTCTTGTGCACCCATAAATCATCTACATGATAGTGAGGCTTTCCTATATCATAAATTTCTTTTACAAGAATAAAATCTTTTTTACGCAAAAATTCTCTGGACTCATCTCTAGTTCCCTTACGTTTAAAGTTACATTCTACGTCTCCTCCATAGTCGCATTCAAACGTAATAACATTAAATGAATAATTTGTTTCGAATATTTTGTACAAAGCTTCAAGAGATAATGTGGTAGGAGGATCAACATCAATAGATAAATAATCTATAATTTTTGGGGCATTATTCAAGTCTAGTAATTTTTGATAGTCTACTTTAGTTGCATCTTCACAGTGAAAATACGAGTTTTTCCTAAATTTAGCCCAGTCTGCCTTGTACTTTTCATAAAGTTCTACTGCTACTCCTGTCCAATCTCGTTCTATCTCAAAAAATTGAGAATTACTCATATGGTCATAGTAGCAAGCTCCTATGTCTAAAAAGAATCCTTTTCTTTTTTTATTTAAAATAGTATCTACTAACTTGTCTTGCCCGAGTTGAGATCCCATATTACTCCTTTGTAATACACCATGCAGTATTTTCTAGAAAAGTTAAGTTTGACAGTTCTTTTTTTACGCTGGGCAAAAAAGTTTCTAAAGCTTTTCTAACTGAGTATAAATTTATATCATGACCTGCAAATATTCCACCTTGTTTAACTTTAGGCCAATAAAGCTGACAGTCAGATAAGGTATTTTCGTAAGAATGATTTCCATCAATAAATAGAAAATCTAAACAATTATCCTCTAAAGTTTTAACAAACTCGAAACTTGATGTAAATGCAAAATTTATTTTTTCTTTGTAAGGGTTAAGTCTAGCTACACATCTTGCTTTGATTTCTGCCTGCCTTTCAGCGGTTAAGCGTATCCCGCCATTGCTATCAACAAATTCTGGGTAAGGGTCTACGGCGTGAAAAATTTTAATATTTGGAATATTTCTTAATAAAAATTCTGAAGTAAATCCATGACAAACTCCTATTTCACAGCCTATTAATTCTCCTTGCAATTTTTGCAGATAAGGCAAAAGACCTATTCCAGATATAGTATGAAGTTGACTGCCATACTCAATTTGTTTATCTACCCATTCTAATGTAGGCAAATGATCATAAGGATCAGCACACGGTGTTTCTATAATATATTTCATGAGTTTCCATTGTTGTAATAAATTTTATTTAACTATAAGTACTTTTTATCAAGTTACTCCATTCAGGTATTCTATCATACTGATGAACTATGCTATAAATTTGGTCTTTTTTATTACAAATTTTATTATTTACTATTTTAGGGCGATTTTCTTCTAACTTTAATTTATTTGTGCTTTTTGAAATTATTCCGACTTGATCATTTCTGCACTCTATGGCTTGAATAGTCGCTCCAGCATGACAAACCCAAGTATCGTGGCCAGAATTAAACTGTATTATATCTTTGTAAGGAGTTAGACTAATTAATATATTTAGTGCGGCTTGATCAGGGCCGCCTCCCCCAGGAACTTGCTGTATGGTGGATTTACTTATTAAGTATAAGTTTAAGAATAAGTCCACCAAAGCTTTTCTAGTACCGCCTATTACTCCAGCACAGTAAATTTTATTATTTTTTACTTTTTCATAGAAGTACGGACCAAAACTTTTTAGTATATTATTTTTACCCCATGGCTCTTCTTCATAAGTTAAATTTTCACTTCCTAGATAAATTAATTTATTACTAAAGTATTTAAATGGATCAGTTTGAAAAATAACATCTTTAATATCAGTAAAAATTATATTGTTAATATCTGTTAATTCGTTTAAAAATAGCGATGCATGAAGAAATCTATCTACCATTATAGAAAAATTTGGATAAAAGTCAAAACTTAAATTATTACTATTATCTTTTTTAAATGCAAAAATTTTAACATTTTCTTTAGTTAATTTTTCAACATCAGAAGATGCCATATTATAGGCAATCAAACCTATAGAGATGTCTGTATTTAATGCTTTTATAGACTTAACCCAAGGTTTAATATCTTCATAAGAATAATTTAATACAGCACCTAGAATCATATTACCCATGGAAATTTTCCTTTATAGAGTTGATTCATAATGCTGTTGCCTTGAATAATAAAATCTTTTGATAATTTAGCGGCACCAAAACTTATTCTGTAGTTCATTGTTCTTTTGCCACTAGTGCCAAATTTACTATGATCTTTGATAGTATTTAAAAATATTCTATCACCACACTCTGCAACATGCCAAAATTGGCTTACTTGAATCAAAAATTTACGTGTAAAAGCGTAACAACTAGTGTCAACGTGATAGTGTGCTTGGTTGTTATTTATATAAGAAGTCCAGACAGGCCAATTACCTAAGCTTTCACAGTTATCTGGTATAACTTCTTTTTCGTCTACAATATTTCTTAACGAATAAGCCCAGTCATATTTATTTTTTTCTATGCAATCAACTAAAGATGAAACATGATTTCTTTCTATCCAGTTATCATCATCTAGAAAATATATATAGTCTTCATTTACTAAATGAGCAAATCCTGCAAATATTCTATGTCCACAAAATCCGTTTTTACCTACGTTTTCAGGTAAACAAATTACCGAGGCATTTGGATTTATAGTTGAAATATTTGCAGGAATTTTATGTAAAAATTCAGGGCCATCCACTACTATTAGATGCTTTGTATTATAAGTTTGATCTCTTACACTGTATACAGCTTCTAATAATCCTGGGTGCCCTGTACAAGGAGTTATAACTATTGCTGACATTATACCTTTTTCACATGCACTAATAATCCTTTTTCTTTGGCGATTTCAATCATGTGTGCTGTTCCACGACTTTTGCCATCCCATACGGCTACTAAAGCATCTGCATTTTTCACCATTGTAATATTCCGCTGTATTCCTTCAGCGGGGTCGAAGCTATCTGTTGTGTTCCAGTGATCTACCATAATTCGCACAGGAATTTTATTTAGATGAGCGTAAGCTTCTCCAAACTCATCTACACCGCGCGCTCCTCCGGAAAGAATCTCTGTAACAGCCCATGGGGCTTCAGCGATTGCTGAAGCCACATAGGAATATCGATCAATTGTTCGCGAACCTGCTACAATTGTTCTCATTACAAATCAAGCTCACTCTCCACTTCTTCCGGTACTTCCACTGAGCCGTTTGCGTCAGTTTCGGGAACCCCGCGGCTGATTCGCTCAAGAAGCTCTTTTTGTGCATCAGCAGTGGGACGAGGAAGAACATCATCCATTGACTTGAGGCTTGCAATTAGACTACGTTCTGCATCCGTAAGAGATCGCTTCTTGCACTTCAGTGCTTGGAGCTGCTACTCTACATTATAAGTCTGAGGACCAGTTTTGACTCGCTTGAAGTATACATCCCAGCCTTCATCTGGATCGGTCGGATCGCCTAGATCTTCTGCTGCAACAAGAATCTGCTCAAGAAGCTTCTTTTTTAGATTCATAACTTTTACTTTGTTATCGCTAGGGTCAATTACCTGACAGGCATATGCCCAGCCACATCGAAGATCAGGATAGTAGTCTCGCACCCAATCTTTTTCACGATTGTTAAACTTCTCAAGCTGACGGTCAAAGGACAGACACTCCATAGGAATATCTTTGTTATTTTCGCCTTTGATCCAGTAAACATAGCGAGGAAGAAGATCACCTACAAAACGAACAACATTGTCGCCATTTTTATAGATATACTGATCAACTTTCTCTTTTACTGCGCCGCCCTTAGTGCTTCCAAATTTAACTGCCATTTTTAGTCTCCTCAAACTTAAAATAAATTTTATTGCCTGTGATTGTGATTAATCTGTTGTTTTCTATTGCCTTTACGTTTACATACTCCGCGTGTAAAGTCTTTTTGTGAAAAAGCTTATACTCAGTATAATCTCGCCTTGCAGCAAGCAGTATGTACTGAAGTATTTCTTTTTCTGAATATCGCCAATGTTTATCTAAAAATTCTTCAGGATTTAAAAGGTATGAAGAACCGAACCAATCAATAGACTGGTATTTTAACTGTTTGATATCTCTTCGAGATTTTGGGGTAGGTCGATACGTGATATACCATAGTATACCAATCATATTTTGAGTAGAGCCGCCACTAAATTTCAATAATTTAGATTTGTCAAACAGTATCATATATTATATCTAAAATGTACTGAGTTGTCAAGAAGTATTTTTTTACAGGATATTAATTGAGTATCCTTCGTGCAGATAATGTGCCATTCGAGCCTGAGCTTGTCTGGCTGCAGTTTTACCTTTTAGATGAATATCTACAATTGTAGGCTGTAACTTATCAGGGGAAAGCCGTACTACACGACCAATTAACTGAGTTAGTAGTGGAGTATTATTTACTGGCGTTCCTAATACTAGACAACTTAACTCATTAATTGAGATACCTTCAGAAAAGATAGATTGTGTACCAAACAACACTTTTTTCTCTCCAGATGCGATTTGCTGGGCGGCTTTTAGTCTAGCTTCACGCGTTTGGTCGCCCGTAACACTTACAGCAATTTCGCCTACCAGTTCGGCGCAGCTCTTCAAAAACCGCACACGATCAGAAAGCACCAAAACTCTA